GAACGAGCTTTTACTAGTGACGATATTCACGACTTTTATGGGTTTGTGTATCTCATTACCAATCTCACCAACCAACGACAATACATTGGGCGCAAGTATTTCTGGAGTCATCGAAAACCTCCTGGAAAGAAACGCCGAGTAAAAAAAGAATCTGATTGGAAAAAATATTATGGATCTTGTCCAGAACTTAAAGCGGACATTGAACTCCTGGGTAGACAGAATTTTAGTCGCCGCATCTTGTCACTACATAAAACACCTGGCAAAACAAACTTTGAAGAAACAAGGCAACTCTTCATCAACGGAGTCCTCACAGAATCCCTTGACACAGGAGTTCCCAAATACTACAATAGTAACATCCTCAGCAGATACTTCAGGAAAGACTACTATGAAGGATGACGACAACGCAAAACTCATTGATCAGATCATTATTGATCAGATCACTGAATCGATGATTGACAGAGCTTCTGATCCGGAAGTAAGTATGGAAGACGCAAGGGCAATTCTTTCTGAGTTTGGTGAGTGGATTTATCCAGAACACGACGAAGAAGTTCTCACCATCAATATCAGTTGACAAGGTATCTCATATAACCTATAATATATGAGACATGGGCACATAGCATAATGGATAATGCAACTGCCTTCTAAGCAGTCGATTGGGGGTTCGAGTCCCTCTGTGCCTGCCTCGCGGAATTAGTTCAGTGGTAGAACGCGATCCTTCCAAGTTCGATGTCGTCGGTTCGAGTCCGATATTCCGCTTGCCCCTTTCCGCATTGGGGGGCTCCCATTCCTCTATAGCTCAGTCGGTAGAGCGAGTGACTGTTAATCACTATGTCCCTGGTTCGAGCCCAGGTGGAGGAGTTTTATTATTGTGTTTGAAATAAATAACAAGAACTATATCGAATATGATGTAAATGGAACCACTGTGTATGAAATAAAAGATTTCTACAAGTATCCAGATAAAGTAGTTGAGTTTATTTCAAATATATTACCTCATTACCATAAAGAAGATGATCTAGAAAGATCATTCAATGGATATGGATTTGAAGACATGAGACATTCATGTCCAGTAAGAGGTATGAGTGAAGTCTGTAAATTTTTGTCCAGTATATGTAATCAACCTGCCTGCGATGAAAACATGTTGAATACAAACATGTTTAAATTTCTAGATAAAAATTTTAACAGACATGAGGATAATTATTGGTGGCCACATATCGACGATGGATATACGGCATTGATTTATCTAAATGATTTTTCCTACCCAGGAACAAATCTATATACTTCTCTTGACAAACTTCCTGATGGTATAGAACACCTTATCCCATGGCAACCAAAATCTAAGTATAAATTAGAGACTACGTTGTACGCGGAATATAATAAGTTAGTCTTCTTTAATGGACTAGCAAATCCACATTCAATGGCAATAGATTCTGATATTTTTTGCAATCAAACTAGATTAAACCAAGTAATTTTCTTTCAGGGTTGACATTAACATTCTTTGTTAGTATAATTACTTCAAACGCTTGATTAGCTCAGAGGTAGAGCGTCTCGTTTACACCGAGGTTGTCGGCGGTTCGATCCCGTCATCAAGCATTCCACCAAGGAGGAACATGTCTCATGATTACTGTACGCTGCAAAGAATGTGGAACAGAACTAATCTCAAGTAGTAAGGTTCAGTTCTGTGGATGTCCAAATCAAATGGGAGTTGCTGACAATAAAGTAACTGCAGTTGACTTGGATAAAGTTGTTATGGTGACTAATAACGTAGAGAATAAGATTGATAGTCATTTCTCTAGAACAGAACTTTTGTATCAGGAAGAACGTCGTAGACGTAAAGTCAAGCGACTTGATTTTGAAGTTCGTTGATTGGAAAAGTGGCAGAGTGGTTTAATGCACCAGTCTTGAAAACTGGCGATGTGAGAGCATCCGTGGGTTCAAATCCCACCTTTTCCGTTTTGTAAACATATTTTAAGGAACTCTTAAGAGATTGTGTATCCTCTATATACAGCTATATGGACACACAAATGACTCTTTTTTATCTGCTAATGCTGACATTTGTTGCATTAGTGGTGTTTGCTGGGTATGATGAGACTATGCGACTCGTTCGCTACTTGGATTTACAAGTCCGATATGCATACATCAAAATCCAGATGAAGTGGATGGAGCGCAAACTCAGGAAAAAACTTCTTGAGGATATCTCCGAAACACAATCACTCAAGGAGTTCAACAATGGAAAGTAAAGAGCTGTCGGATCTGTCTTTGGACAGAGACGAATGCCCCAAGTGTGGTGCCACTTGGATTAATGGACAGCACTATTGGAATACTGGCAAGATTGGTAGTGAAATGGATCTTGCTGGTTTGGTTTGTAATAATCTTGGTGACAATACTTGTATAAATCCTCTCCGTGGTGCCGAAGGTGGAGTAACATGGAAAGACAGACTCGCTTCCTTAGATGCAATTGAAAAAGATGAATAAAAATTGGATTTGGCGTGGCGAGAAAGTTGAGCCGCCAGAGCACCTAACTAAAGAAGAAGTTCAGGAAATGATTGATACTGCTATACGCAGACACAATCGCAATGCTGGTATCATCAGCATGTTCGTTGGTTTTTTTATCTTAGGACTTTTCTCCGAAGGTTTGCTTAGACTAATCGGAGTGATACCACCGCTACTACCATGGTTACAAATCAACTTATAATAGAATGGATTGCTATCGTTTTAGCAATCTTTTTCGGTATAACGATGTTTTGTCAGGGACACTTTATTCTACATGGAAAGAATGGTTACAAACATTCTGAACGCGAAAAACAGAAGATGTCTGATACTCGCAAACAAGTAGAAAAAGCATTAAAAGGTAAATGACTCCAGATCAAAAAAGGGAATTTTACAAATCTCTTAGAGAAAGAATCAAACAACTTAGGATGGAACATTTGTTTGAAGAACCTTGTCCTCTCTATGAACCAGAGTGGGAAGAGGATCATTACTGGGACTGCAGATTAACTTATGATCATGATGAGGGAGAAGAATGAAACCATTAGTTCTTATTGCTTGCTTATCTCCCATAGCTATTATATGGATTGTTATGAAGATCAGTGTTTGGATGTTCGCAGTCAATGATGAGCAAAGGTATGTCAGAGCAGAATCCAAAAAACCACACGGCCCATATGTGGCAGACGCATATG